AAGAGTCCTGAGGTTTTGCAAGGTCTAACTGATACCTTGGGCTAGTCGTACCAATACCTACTCCAGTATTATCGCCATCTACAGTCATTCTTACACTTCCCCCAGCAAAGAATTGAATATCATTTCCAGATCTCTTTATATATTCACCATCACCCGTTGACGATCCAAATACAAATCCTTCATTACCTGAGGAGTATACATTACCTCCTGCTAATAGGTGTTCACTTATACCTAATCTACCATTATCTAAATCTATATAACCTCTAGTATTCCCTGCTCCATGGAATTGTAGTTGGTTATTTGAAGTATTCCAATATAGCCCCCAATTTGTTGCTGTGGCAAGCCAATAGGCATTGCTATCGTTGAGATTTATTTTAGTATTAGTTGAGTTATTGAATGTAAGTGTACCAGTCATTGTATCCCCGGTAGTATTTACATACGCCCCATCTGTTATTTGACTTCTAAAATGAGCCGGTGTTGCTTTTCTAATATACCCATCATTGGTATTTACGTATATATCAGTAAGAGTATTAGTAGTGTTTCCTGATGTTGTGTTTATCCATCCTAAATTCAAATATCCGTTACCATCTCTTACGGGGATGGTATTAGCTGAATTTCTAGTATAAGAAGCATGTACACCATCAACAGTGTCGGCATTAGTTGCAGAAGCAACAGTTGTTGCTACAGTTATATTTCCATCAACGTCAGAGGTTAATATACCAGCTCCGTAATTATTGAACTTAATGTTACCGCTGCCGTCTATTTCCATATTAGTTGCACTACTCTGTCCTTCCATGAACTTAATAGTACCACCTGATTTTGCTACTAAATTAAAAGAACCTCCTACTGCGTTTATCATTCCAAAGAATGCATTATTATCGTAAGGGTCAGTATATCTACCTACCCTAATACCTGAATAACTAGAAGTGTCTTGAATATCGTGAACGGATAAAACTGTAGTAGGAGCTCTATCAGCACCTATTGATGTTTTTTTCCCACCAACACCTATTCGTGTTTGTCCTACACTGTCTATTTTTATTCTTACATCTCCTTCTGCGCTGTTGTTGTGAGTTGCTATTTCAAAAGATGGAGTTCCATTAGTACCTAATCTAGCTCCTCTTAAAGATATACCATAATTATCTACAGGGGAAGTGCCTAAGAATATTGAAGATTTACCTGTTGTATCTGTGGTAGATGCTGGTTGTAATCTTATTACAGAGGTAGTCCCAATATTAGATGAAATTTGGTTTTGCGTAAGTGTTAACTGTCCGGTCATCGTATCACCGGCTACCGCTACATATTCTGTTAATCCAGTTACTTTATTATCAACATAAGTTTTATTTGCGGCATCTGTTCCTGCTGATACTGTATCAATACCTTGGATACGACCTGTTCCTCCTAAGACTATATCACCTCCGCTTACATTTAAGTCACCTGATGCTACTACATTACCGCCGGTATCAATTGTAAATTTATTACCATACGTTCCCGTACCTTGAGCAGAGGCATCAGCTGAATAATAAAATTCTAAATTATGGTTATTTCCTGTTTTTCTTATTAACCAGTTATTATTTCCAGAACGGAGATTAAGACCAGGGTATCCAGAGGAGTCTTCTAATGTTAGGGTGTTGTAACCTACATTACCGACATAAGAACCGTCTCCTACAATATGTACTTTTGCGTTTGTTGGACTAGTTGTTCCGATACCTACTTTACCTCCGTCTAAAACAGTCATTTTTATAGAGTGAGTGCCACCTTCACCGTTCCATGAATCACCATTACCAAAATATAAGTTACCGTTAGCAGCTTCTATTATACTTGGATTATCAACACCCGCACTATCCTGGTTACCCATCAATATTCTCTGGGCTGTTCCTGTTTCTGTAATTCTTAAAGCACCTGCTACCTGAGCAAGTCCGCTTACAGTTAAAGGGTAGTCTGGATCAGTAGCACCTATACCTACATTACCATTTGGTAGAACTGTAAGAACTCTAAGTTCAGAGTTATAAGGAGTTGCATGTCCAGAACCTCTCCATAATTGAAATTTACCATTATCTTCTGTACCTCTAGAACTCAAAGACCAATAAACCCCAGTCCAGCCACTTTCATTTGCAGCTGCTGTATGACCAAATAATACATCAGCAGGTTTATCTACTCCATTAGCATCAATTCTAACCGTTCCTCTATCGGCTATACTAAAATCTCTACCTATTCTAACTCCGTGAGCTCTTGCTGCTGCTGTTACATCTAGTTTATAATCAGGACTAGTCATTCCTATACCTACATTACCGTTAATTAGAGCATCTCCATCATTTGGTACAACTTCTGTGTTTGTACCTATATATATCTTTCTTGAATTAATATTGTTGTTTCTTATAGCCATATTATATTAATTTTACAAATTTAAATACTAGGTTTGATGCCCCTGTATATGTTTTATTACTCATTACCTCTAACTTTAACTTGTTGGTTTCTGCGTTTGTTGTTTCTCTTGTTCTTAAGTAAATAACCCCTGTGTTTGCAGCGTGACCTGCTCTGTGTAATACTATTTCTGAAATAGCCCCACCTCCAGCATCGTTTGTACCTGCTACAAACCAACTCATTGTACCTGAATAAAATTCATCATATTGAGTTCCTCCTACTCCATGATCATCTACAAATACTTGAATAGAATACGTACCTGATGATGTAATTACATCATCACCTTCCATTACTTCCGCCCAAGTTCCTGCTGTAGAGGTAAATGCATATGTTGTTGTAAATGCCCCGTTTGGTATTAAATCGTATAATGAGCTTGCGGTTGAAAGAGGTGTACTTGAAGCTTTAGGTAAATTACCACTTTGTGTTTCATCAACACCAACTAAAGCAGAAGTACCTATACTTACATCCCACCCATCAATATAATGTTCGATTGAACCTCTATAAGAGCATTGAAAATCCCTTACGATTATACTAGGATGTGCCCAAGTAGAGGTAGTCTCACCAATAGCAACGTAATAATTAGTACCATCCCAACCAAATCTAACATTAAAGTCTTTACCATCTTCTTTAGTTGTGATTATAGAGGTACAATTATACCAATAAGCACCACCGCCAGATCCATTAGTATAAACATAACCACCTATATATACGGAAATCATTTCGTTTGTAGTGTAGTCATATAAATCTACGTGGAAAGAGATCATATCATCTGGCTGATTACCTATATCGGTTGGCAGCTTAATCATTACGTAACCAGTTGCAGTATTTAAATCACTTCTAAGTTGACCCCCTATTGGGTATGGTATAAATCCCATATTAGCATCCCCTCTGAAATAAAGCCCTCCTTCAGCATTTATTGGTCCGCTAAATCTACCAGACCCCGATACATCAAGCTTATAGTCAGGACTAGTTGTTCCGATACCTACGTTACCTCCTGTGAAGACATGGTAAGGTATAGGTGAGCTAGGACCAATGTTATACAACATATACCCGCTGTCATTTTGGCCTATAAATCCATAATCATTTCCTGCAATATCCCCATTTATTGCATCAAAATAAATACCCGCATTACCGGAACCTGTGTTAGATATAAAAGCAGCTGTATAATCAGAAGAGTCACCTATTAATTTAAATCCTCCTGTTTGACTACCTACACTTAAATGAAGCTTGTTGTCGGGACTATCCGTTCCGATACCTACGTTACCATCGTTATCTATAGTCATTCTAGGAGAAATATTCGAATTATTATGAGTATAAAACTGCATAATACTGCTAAAATCTAGGTTAGCAGGGTTTTTTAGTTCTGTCTTAATACCACCAATAACTTGATCATAACCATCTACATAACCTGAACCGTTCTGTGTAAAAGTTAATGACGGTCCGTTTCCTTGATTAAAAGGAGTACTACTAGATCTAGTTGTTGAACTAATGTTTAACGTTCCCGCTTGAAATTGTCCAATATCTTTATTTGAACCAATAAAATCTACATCTCCTCGAATTATATTAAAATAATTAGAACCTAAGATTTCTCCAACCTGTAATTTACTTTCGGGACTAGTAGTTCCGATACCTACGTTACCATTAGAAGCGATACGCATTCTTTCCGCCTTCGTTTCTGAATTTTCTGTAACAAAAGCTATAGCTGAACTAGCAGTTCCTGCATCTAGAAATACAATACGAGCAACTGCTTGACCTGAAGAATCAGTGTCATACATTATTTGACCAAATGTATTAGTAGTTGTACTGTTATTATTTAATTGAATAGTTGCACCTATACCTCTTTGTCCATCATCTGCTGTAGGATCGTAGATTGTATCGTCATCTTTCCTTATATGTAATAATGCATTCGGATTAGTCGCTCCGATACCTACGTTACCTGAAGAATCTATTGTGATTGCCTCTATATTATTAGAGTCAATGGATAATTTATTTGTGGAATTGTTGTAAGCAATCCCTCCCATTGAATTATCTTCCGCGTCGCCGAAAATCAAATAACCTTCAGATGTATTCCCTGTTACTATTCTTAATCCTGTACCAGCATCAGAAATAATTTGAGCATCCCCATTAATATCTAACTTTCTAGAAGGATTAATCGTTCCGATACCTAAATTACCTGATGTATCAATTGTTAGTCTAGTTTCGTTATTAGTAGTATCTCTAATCTGAAATTTTTCACTATCTGATTGGTCAATTCTTACAACATATTCTTGAGCAGTTGTTTTAAACTTTAAAAATGGGTCACCAGATGAATTATCAATTGTAATATCACCTGTGGATTTAATATCCCCGACTTCTATAGAATTAGTAGTTGTATTTCCACGACCGGTAACATCATCTAATGTATCTGAAGATGTTGAAGTACTCACACTCACATTACCTGAAGCGTCTGTGGTAAGGAATCCTGCACCGTATGTGGCTAATTGTAATGTACCGTCAGATTTGATTGAGAAAGGTACTGTACTACCTTGTCTTACTCTATAGGCATTATTGGCTGCTAAATCTAATGAAGTAAGATTTGATGTCTGTCCTAAAGTAAAGTTACCAGAATTATTACCAAATCTAGCTATATCTGATGCAATACCTGAATTCACATCAAGTCTTCTTATAGGATCATTCGTTCCGATACCTATATTTGTTCCATCATCAAATACTAAAGAGTTTCCTAAAGTTGATGTTCCTGTGAATTTGGGTAAATAATTTGTTGTTCCTGTTCCTGTAACAGGATTGGTAAGTAGGGGTTGTGCCCCTATTGTGTTATAAGATATGGTTCTTGCTGTTGAACCATTGAAAGTAGTACCTGATACCGCTCCTGTTCCTCCATTATTAAAAGTAATAGCTTGAGAGGTTTGAGTAGCACTTGCTACACTTAAAGATGAAGTTGCTGTAGGAGTAGGAACATCATCTGCATTTCCTACCCAAACGTATCCTTGTTGGATGTTTGGAACTGAACGAGTAACACCAGGACCTTTAATTACACCTGAACCATTTGTATTGTCTATTTTCTCTACATATCCTAAGGATTGTATTAAATTAGATGAGCCTGTAGGAGTCACATTTGTATATCCTCCACCTACACCTACGTATACTAAATCCCCACTACCAAAAGCAGAAGTATCTACACCATTAATGAAACCATCAAGTAAAATAACACCTTCAGCTTCATCTAACATTTGTTCTCCAGCAATACCTCCTGCAGGCATTCTAGCAGGATTACTAGCATCAGCAGGAAATACCCCTACTGTATTACCACCAGTTCCACTTCCAGTAAAATATAAAGGAGTACCCTTTTCAATTGTAGTACCTGAAAGGTTTTTACCATATACTACGGTATTGTCTGAGTAGGGATTACCGAATGTTAGATTTCCGGCTCCATCTGTTACTAAAGATTGGTTATTTGATCCGTCTGATATAGGGTATATTATTCCACTTGCTGTAAAAGCAGAGGCTACATTAAGTGAATTTAAGCTAGCATCAGATCCACTAGTTATTACTTTTTTCCAGTTTGGCATATCTTCTATATTATGGTTGGTAACACTGAAAGCAGTGCCCACTTCCCTTATCGGGCCTATAATATTTCTTTATTATATGAAATATATCTATAAATAGCAAAAAGTCCCGAAGGACTTTCTACTTATTTAATGATTTTATATGTCTACCTATTTTTTGGAAAATTGTATAGAACATCTCAAACTCATTTCCTTTGTATGTAGCTGTTCTTAGTTTAGCAAGTATAAATTCAGATTCCTGTTCTGTTAAATCCTGCTCTTTTTTACTAATAGGCTTTACTTTATCTATTAATCCCATAAACTATTTTAATGTAACTATGTTAATTTTAATTTATACGTATATAAATATATCTCCGCTTTCAACTCTTATGTTACCTACGTGATCTGCTTGTGCTGTTGCAGCATTTGCTTCTGTTCCTTCATATACACCTGCTACATGGTAGTTTGGAGTTTGATCTCCTGTAGCATTAGATGCTATATCATTTACAATAGCAAGACGCCCATCATTACTATTATAACTAGCATCCCATATAACTGCCGCTCCTTGTTGTGCAGTTCCGTTAGATCCACCGAATACGATACCCGAATCCCCTATTGTATTAGAACCTGAGTTAAGAAGTATGAATCTATCTTCTATGTCTAGGTTAGTTACATTAGCATTTATTGTATCTCCTGTAACTATTAAGTTACCACCTACAGTTAAATCTGAAGTGAATGAACCTGTTCCGTCTACAGTTAATGTATTGTTACCGTCATTGAATGTAAAATTAGCGTAACCATCAATAGTATTCGAAGAATTAAATACAGCGACTTGATTATCTGCAGCATCACCAGAAAGAATTGATCCACCTGTACCTGTTAATCCTGATGCGTCTCCTTCAAATGAACCGCTAAATGAACCAGATGCTACAACTCCTGTTAGAGTTAAATCTGCTACTGTAGAACCTGTTGCTCCTAATTCAATATCAGTAGTACCAATTTGGATACTATCATTCTGTAATTTTATATTGGTTACATTACCATCAGCTAATTGAGTTGTACCGATACCTCCATCTGTAACAGCAACTGTAATAGTTTGATCTGTTGCCTCTGTACTAATTGAGTTACCAGAAGAAATAGAGAAATCTTGGGTAAGTAAATCAACGGATGTGTTCCCAGTAGAGCCTGAGATATCTAAATTAGTTACTAACCCTGTTAATGCTGAACCATCTCCTTCAAAAGAACCGCTAAATGATCCTGATAGTTGTATGTTTGAGTCTCCAGATACTAAATATGCACTGTCATTATTTAGCTGTGATATGTCCGATCCCGAGACCAGTAGTTTTTTCCAAGTTGCCATGTTTTATTCTTAGTTTGTTTAGTTATAAATATCTTTTAGTTATTAAAACCTAAATAGAAGCCATCGCTACTGTTGTAGTAAATTCCTCCCTCTATTGCTGTTGGTTCTATCGATTGAGAAGTAAATTGTAGTACTCCTTCTGTATTAATTTTAATTTTTTCTTCTCCTTCTACTGATACCTTGAAAGTATCCTCTATTCCATCTAATTCTAAGGAGACTGAACCTGATGTACTAAATGAACCTGATACACTAAGTGAACCTGATAGGAACTCTCCTATATCTGGTAATTCATTTCTTATTTGTTCCCAAAATACCTGTGCCATTATGCTTCAAATTTACCTACTACTGTGATCTCCATTTGATCCGATATAGTATATTCTAATCCTGTACCAAAGTCTACTAAAATATCGCTACCAACTTGTGTGATAGATGTAATTGCTGATGGTTCCACTATTAATCCGTTAATAAATACTTGGAAATCCTGTATTCCTAGTGGTGGGAAGCTTGGTGGTGGTGTTACTATAGTTGTATTTAGGAATGTAATACTGTTATCTCCTGTATTTACTGTAAATGGTGTGTTGTTAGTATCTATTAAGGTAGATAAGGCTACATAACTCCTTTCTGCATCAGTCATACCACTATAATTGATTGTAGTCTCACTTCTACCTGTAATTCCATCGTAAAACCTACCTTTTGGTGCAGAAGATACCGGTGAAGATGACTTACCTAGTAGTATTTCCTCTGTTCCTGCTACTTCCAAGCCAAATTTTACTGCTGATTTAGAGTAAAACTTGTTCATATTAGCAATAGAAGTGTTAATAGAGTCGGGAACTATGTGTCCCATCATCTTTATCTCGAAAGAAGTCTTTACTGTCCTGTCTTCCCCTTGATTTACCTCTGTTGTTGTTGTATAATTGTCTATCATAGCACGGAAATTAAACTTTTCCGGGTCTCCCCAGTAAGCATCCGATGCAAAATTTATAGATTCAACCAATTTATTCATTTGTTCTACGTATTCTGTAAATATAATGCAAGAATAAGTAATATTAACGTAATCAGGTATAATTACCCCGTATAATTCTTTAACTGGTTCTCTATTTGTTAATCTAGAGAAATTATCGTATACATTCTTCTTAGAATACTTTTTTTGGAATATAGCAAAGTTATTAGGATTGTTAGCATCCATTTTATTACCTAAACTCCTATTTTTTTCTATAGAATTCCTTTTAAACATGATAAGAGGTGTCTGTATCTTACCATTCTTATCTCGATAGTTACCGTCTTTCTGTACTGCTGCCCATCTTTCTGGAGAACCGTATAGTATCGGTACTGTTATTCTTTTCCCATTCTGTACAACTGATGGTTTTATTACGTTCTTAAAATAGTAAACTATAGTCTCATCAATATCTCTTAGACCTATATTGAATTGCTTAACATCATCATTCTTAACCGAACGATTATAACCTCTATTCTTTTTTAATGTACTAGGTGTTGGTTGTTTGGTGGCATTGTTGTAGGTCTCAATACTATCTTGTGATAGTTGAGATTGTCTTTTAGGTATTATTTTAGTTTTTTTTGCCATTTATTAACGTACTCTTGCTATTCCAACTCTGTCTGCTCTTGTTAAGTGACAGTCTACTATGATCGATACAGAAGATCCAAATTTAAAACCGTAGTTAGTTAAGTTATAACCACTGTCTCTACCTACAAATAATTGGTTCTCTCTAACTGTATCTACTTCGTAATAATCTTCATGCCACATAACTACATCTCCTACTTCAGGTACTGTATTTGCATCTACTAGATCCTGTCTTATCATTGCAAATGATGCTTCTCTACCTAAATCTGGTCCAAATTCATCTACTGATATAATTTGATCCCCTCTAGTTATCAAGCAATTTAATTTTACTGGGTCAAGAAATATTTTATCTGTTGCTTCACCATATAAGTTTGCTTGAGTGTCTTCTAAAGATAGTTTGTAGTAACCTATTTCTTGTTCTACTATATCTTTAAGTAGTTCTCTACCTATGTGGGTAAGTACATTAAAATCTTTTTTACTCCCAAATAACATATACTACTTCTTTTTTTCTATTGTCTTCTCTGCAATTTCTATTCTTTTTACTTCCGGTATCCTTTGAATAGATGTATTTTTAAATGAATTAAATGCCTCACTAGGTGGCTTAGTAGTAAGTAATTTTACTTTCATTACAGCAGTATTATTGTCACTGTTATGAGATACCTGACCTACTGTTAATACACCTGGCATTGCTCTTAACATTTCTCCTATATCCTGTACTGTTATACTCTCAGCATGACCTATTCTAACCATTCCCTGGTAGATAGCGAATTGTATTTCTGAGATTATGTTAAGTATTTTCATTATCCTACGTATATATGCATTGGCACACCTGCCATTGCGTCATTAATAAATTTAGTTTGTGTAGCAGATAATTCTAATTGATTAGTTAGTGAAGCTGTTTGCATAGTTTCTTTTAAATCCTCAACTAAAAATGCTTTTTCGTCTCTAGCATCTGCTAATAAATCTGCTGCATTCATCTGTACTTCAGAACCAGGTACTGGTACTGTTTGGTATTTTCCTCTTACGTACGCTAACATCTCTTTAGCAGTTGCAGCTGTGTATTTAAAAATCCATTGTCTACCTATAGCATTTATTTCAGAATAGACTAAATTCTGTGCATTAAGGTTTGACATATTTGTACTTACCCCTGTAGTAGATGTAGAACCTCCTGTTCCTGTTATAGAACCTCCACTTGTTGCTCTTGCTTCAATATTAACTGAATCATCAAAATATTGGCTGTTTTTATCTTCTACTCTGTAATACTGTATCTTTAACTTACCTCCGTTTTTAGGTACTGGAAATATTCTAAGTTTATTATTATTGATTTCAAAACTATAAGAAGATTTTCTTATCTGGTCATTAAATTCAATTGCTTGTACTTTAAGAATATCATATGAAGCAGGCATTAATAAGAAGTTAACCCCTGGACTATATGAACCAAAATCAAAAGCATCCATTAGAGACTGTATTCCTGTCCCTGTTCCTGCATATGGATCAAAGTAACGTAAGATAGCAGGAGGTGCTTCATAGAATATCTTTCTTACCTCTATTGCTCCATCTCCTATTAGGGACTGAACATCGTATTCCTGTTGATTTGCTACCAAATCAATCATAGCACTTTTTAGGTCCACTGGTCCTCCTACTCCGGCTTCCATACCGTATTGTGAACTCGCTCTTATTACGTTTTTAAGATTTGGCCTAAATATAGTAGCATTTACTACTTCATTATTTGCTCCTCCTCCTACTTGACTAGAAATAGTTTCTGCTGCTATAGCTTCTATTACTTCTTTCCCGTAAGCTGTAACTGCTTCTTCGAAAGCAGTGTAGAATTGTCTTTCGTTTAATTCTATGTCTAAGACTGGCCAACCTAGCTTTTCTGCACAATATCTTGCAACCTTTGGAGCATCTTCTTGAAATGTTAAATCATCATCATAGAATCCAAAAGGAGTTGATTCTCCTGCTACAAAGTTGGTATTCCCGTCCCAAATTGCGATATCTGCCATAGTCTATTTTATTATGTTGTTGCTATAAAATAACTCAATGTTGCCGATGTATCTACAGGAGATGCTTTAATTGATCTTAAATCTCCGTACTCAAAGTCACTAAATGTTTCATTTACAAATTCAGAGTTAAGCATGAATGTACCGTTTCCTTGTACTAGGTAATTCATCTCGGTAGATGAACCAGAAATCTGTAAATTAATAGATTCTGTAGATAAATTGCTAATTCTAATATACTTTACACTACTTGAAACAAAAGTACCAGCACCTGGTAGACTATCTAAGTTAATAATTTCAGTTAAAGAACCTGAAGGTATAGACATTACTCTTGTATCGGCATAATTTATACCCTCTATAGTCTTTTCTACGTTCGTACCTCTTTCTATACCGTTGAGCTTGACTCTCTCTCTTATAAAGTATGTAAAATTAGCCATCTATTGTTGTTTTATTATAAATAGCAATTAATTTCTGAAGGTTGAGTATACTTCAAGTATTGGAGATACTATTGCATGTCTGTGGTTATTTTCTAGTACTACAGTCTTAAATCCTTGTACATTTTCCTCTAATCTAGATAGAAAAGAAAATCCTGTCTCCCTCTTATCTTTCAAGTCTATTTGAGCCATATCCCCACATATTACCATCTTAGATGATTTTCCTAAACGGCCAATCACTGTTTCCATCTGATTGTGTGTTACGTTTTGAGCCTCATCCACTATTATAAAAGAGTTAACAAAGGTACGTCCTCTCATAAATGCAAACGGTACTATTTCTATATTGCCGTTTTCAAGTTCCTTCTTTACTTTCTCTTCGTTATATAGCATGTATAGATTGTGGTAGATTGGTGCTAACCAAGGATCCATCTTTGCTTGTAAATCTCCTGGTAAGAACCCTATATCTTCTTTAGACACGGTTGGACGTGTAATAATAATTTTATCAACTTGTTTTGTAAATAGCATGTCCAAAGCTACTTGTGTTGCTACAAGTGTTTTTCCTGATCCTGCCATTCCTCTTATGGCTGTGATTGGATTTTCTAAAATAGTTGCTTTTGCTTCTTTTTGCTCATCGTTGAGCTGTACGTTAAATTTAATAGGTTTTTTTGGTCTCCTTTTTTGTGTGAATACATCATCTGTATGATGGTTTGAACTCATATATAATAACGTTTTAGTTTGTACTTATAAATATACGAAAAGTAAAGTCTATAACAAAAAAAAAGAGGACCTAAGTCCTCTTTCTTCCCACCTTAATGAATTTTAATTCATTAATTTATTAGTATTCTATTTCCGATTATACTGTAGCTAAATCAGCAACGTAAATCTTACCATAGAATTCTGGTCTGATCATTTTCTTAGCATAACGAGTCATGATACCTTTTCTTGGTGTAAAGGTATTTGGATCGTATACTAATGGAGTCATCATTAATGGTACATAAGGAGCATATACTGCACCAGTTTCTAAGAACTGAGATCCTCTGTATCCTGTTAAGATTACGTTTTCATTCATATAAGGATTCTTATATACTTTGTAACGTCCATTTAATTGACCTACTTTCTGTACACCAAATGCAAAGTCCATTTTGTCACCGTCAGTGTTAGCAGCATATCCTGGAATTGATTCTAAGATTGTTGCAACTGTTGGAGAACATACTAAGAAGTTAGCACCACCTCTTAAGGTCTTTTGGTGAATCTTGTTAGATACTTTTTGGATTTTAGTTCCTAAAGTTTGGAACCATTGTCCTTGAGTATTGTAAAAATCAGAAGTTGAATCAGTGAAGTCAGTTCCGTTAAATACTCTGTTGTTTTGAGCTGACCACTTTTCAGTAGTACGAGCACCTTGAATTAACATATCTAAGATCTCTAAATCAATCTCCATAGAGATGTATTCTGATAATAAAGAAGTTAATTCTGCTTCAGCATCAATAGAGTGGTAAGAATTTAAATCCTGAGCAAACTCTGGAGTCCACTGAGCTTTTAATTTTCTTGTCTTAGCAACGATTGCTTCAGAAGCTAACTCAACATTGATTTCTGGAATTTTTAAACTACCTGCAGTATCTTCAAAGTCTCCTCTAGAGTTATCAGCTGGTTGTTTGTGGTAAACTACAGATCCTGTTAATGATGTATCTACTGATGTAGATGATTTAGCAACTACGAATGTTACGTTGTCACCGGATACAGTAGTATACTTAGGAATAGTTACATCAACAGATGCAGATAAGATACGGAAAGCTCTTACACCTTCTGCGTCAAATTCTACAGATGACATATCTTTAGTAATTGTGTAGTAATCACTTGGATTTACACCGTTATCATATGCAATAGATGCTGATGTAGCAGTTCCTGCAGCTTCTTGTACTGCGATAGATGCTGAGTTAATTGAATAACCAAATCTACCAGCTCCATACAATCCACCTTCTGCATCTTGATCTACAGCGATTTTAGAGTTAGCAGTAGATACGTTTCCGTACATATTGTCTCCTGCTGCAAATCCTGCTGAATCAGTACCGTATTTAAAGTCTAAGTAAAATACAAGTCCTGAAGGTAAGTTCATTGGTTGTACTGATACGAAGTCTTTAGCTGCGATTTGAGCGAATACCTTACGTACTAATGGTAAAGCTACTCCTGCCCACTGCTCACCTCCACCTGCGTTGAAGCTTGCTCCTGTTCCTGTATTTGATTGCTCAGATACAATTTGTTTAGCTTGATTCTCAAGAATCATAGCCATGTTGTTTTTCTCGATTTCGTTAGAATATCCTTCTAATAATCCAGATTGTTCCCATTTAGATGATAAACGTGCTGCATCAGCTTGTAAGCTTTTGAAGTTGTTTGATCCTTCTAATAATTGATTAATTTCCATGTTTAAATTTGATTGTTTTAAAATTATTTAATAATACCTGCTAATTTTTGCATTCTTTTTACAGCATCACTTACTTCTGAGATTACTTCTGGTTTTTTAGCAGTAACTCCTGTAGCTTTTGATGCCATTCCTAATTTAGCTTCCTTAATAGTGCTCTTTGTAGTTTTACTTACTACATTATCAGCAACAGTTTCGAATACTAATTTTACCTCTTTAACTGTCTCAGCTTTATCGAATGCAGCGATAACATTTACTTTTTGAGATTCTGTTAAATTGTTTGCTTTAAATACCTTATTTACATAAAGTAATTTAGCATTAAGAAGATTTACTTCTTGTAATTGAGATTTTAGTTCATTGATAGTAGCCATTGCTTCTTCCATTTCTGGAGTTTCTTCTACTTCATTGTTGTAATCTCCTTCGTTACGCATTGCATCGCCTGCAGCTGCTCCTAAAGCTTGTAAAGCAGCATATGCTTTTTTAGCGGCTGGTCCTGCTTTTTTAGAAAGATTTTTTAATCCGTTAACAATGTTTTCTAATCCACCAGCAGCAGCATCAGCACCGTCTCTTTGTCTAGTTGAACCATACTCATCTAGTTCCTCTTCAGAAACTACTTCTTCTACAGCTTCGTCTTTGTTTTCGTCAGACATTTCTGTAATTTCTCTTAAAAGCTCATCTAAGTCGATTTCCTCTTCATCCTCTGCTCCTACCATATCATCTGCTGGTAACTCTTCTCCAGGTAATTCCTCACCTGCTTCTTCAGCTCCCATTTCTTGTGCGATGATATCGCGGATTAAGTCTTTAAGGTCTTCTACCTCCATGTCTTTTACTTCTACGTCTTCCACTTCCTCTTCAGATTCTTCTGAATCAACGTCAGTTTCTACTTCTTCTTCCTCTTCACCTTCTTCTTCGAATGTTAATTCTTCTTCAAGTTGGTCAGATGGATTCTCTCCGTTTGCATCGATATTACCTTGTGCTTCATCAACTACTTCTTCATCAGAAACGTCTTCCATTTCTTGAAGTTTAGCAGCTAACATATCTTTTAGATGAGGAGTTAAAGTCTCTTCTAAAGCTTCTTTAGCGTTAGCAATAGCGGCTTCACGGACAGATTTTGCTTCAGCAATAGCTTGCTTGAATAAATCTTTGTTTGCCATTTTAATAATAGTTTGTTGGTTTCGTACGATTATTACAATCGTAATGTGAAGTTCTTTTAATAAGTAATACAGTATAAGGAACTGTATATTTGTATATAAATATATACTTTTTACAAAAACAAAAAAACCCCTACATTTCTGTAAGGGTTGGTCTTAAAAATTAATTCTAAGAGGGGCTTAAGTCCGTCGGTAGAGTCCGAGGAATTATTTTAAAGCTTTTAATACTTCTTCTTTTAATGTCTTTTCTCTTTCACTTAATCCTTCCATTAAACTATCGTAAGCCATTTGGTGAATCTCATCTGACATTTCATCTCCTAATTGATCTAATTCATCATCTGTTAATGGTGTTCCATCCTCAAAATTAGCTGCTGATATAAAAGCATCAACAAAATCTGGATAGTCTGTTGAATCTACTCCATCTATTTCAATTGATGATTTATCAACTTTAGATGAAATTTCTCCTTGTTTAGGTTGAGGAGTAAAAGGTCCTTTTAAGTCCTTAAGTTGGTATTCTTGACCTTGTAATTTGCTAGCTAATTCTGCTTTAGCACTTTCTTCATCTTGTGCATGTAAGGTATAACCGTAATCTACACCAGGTTTATCTGCCAAGTTTACTGTTGCTTTAAAGAATGTACCTCCACTCTCTTCATCTACTTGTCTACTATTACCTGTAAACTTACTATAGTGTTCTGGTTCGTATTTTTTAAGACTTGCTATATAGTTTTCTGTCTCTCTTGGATTCATTTCTTTTATTCCATCTATGTTGTCATAGTCAACCTCTCCATACTCTCCAGAAGTTTGTCCAGAGTATGCTTTTCCTGTACTAGGACTGTACCCTAGTAACTCTACTTCGTAGTAGTCTAATTCAGATGCACCTAAATCTAATTGATTGAATGTACCGTGACTACCAGTGTCTTCCTCTTCGTCTGTCCATATAATATCGTTTGGACTCTCTTTTAATAACTTACTATTACCTGTTAGTTTGTTTTCTGTTAAGAATTTTCTTAAGTTAAAATTGTTTTCCATTTTTTATGCTCTTAATATATCGTTTATTATTGTGTTTAATTTTCCGTACTTATTTGTTTGTTGCTTACCTTCATTTAAACTAACCGGGTTCATGAATGCACCATGTGTAGATGGATTAGAAACAAAATCCCAACATACTAATTCAAAATCAGGTTGTACCTCTAAAGTTCCTTCGTTTGTTTGTTGTACTGAACCTGTTCCTCTTGATGAAATCCCTATTGTATGACCTGCTTTACATATTTCCTTTACAATATTACCTGCCGGAGTATTTAGTAGTTCTATACGTCCCATAAGGTCATCTCCTTTCCACCATAGTTCTTTTATTACGTGTGATGCGTTCTTTAGAGAGACAACAGCAGATTCTGGATGATCTAATTCTCCAAAGGCGTTACCCACTTTTACGAATTCCTCTATATACTTCTTAGTTTCTCTTTCAAGTAATGTCTTATCGTATACTCGACCATTCTGGTTTTTAGCTCCTGCTCTTTGAAGTATACCTTCTACCTCGAATACCCCCGGTCTTTCTTTCGACTCTCGTATTACTGGTTTAAAGGATGTTATATCTACTAATAAGTTATTCATCTTATTTTTTACTTTTAGTGTATTTTCTCTTTCTTGTTTCATTGATAGGAGTAAATACTGTTGCTTTTTCTTCTAACTCTTCCTCCTGTACATCACCTGGTTTTAACATCTTAACTTGAGGTAATTTTAATCCTTCTGTAAATCCTTTAGATGCAACTGGTATTAGGTCTTTTTTAAATGCGCTTTCAATAGCAGGTCCGATAAGAGCTCCCATTACTATCCCTTCTGGGTTTTTAATGTTATTGAAGCTATCATATACTTTTTGAATCTTTTCTTTTGTCTTAGCATAGTAAGATTCTACATCTGTTACAATGTTCTCTAATGCATTAACTGCTGATTGCATTCCTTCGAAATCATTATACGTATCTGCTATATTAGCTAGATTCCCTGTAGCTGCTTCTGTTATTACTTCTTCTTTAAGTACTTTAGAAATAATAGCTTTAAATGCTTCTTTTATTTCTTTATGCTCTTCTACAGTATGTTCTACAATATCTTCTCCTTCAGATATTTTACTGTCAATATAGCTTACTAAATCTTTTTTAGCAAAAGGAACCATACCTGGTTCTGTTGCTGGTCCTTCTTTCCATTCATCCCATACGGCAATAAGTTGTTTTAGTACCTTATCTAACATAGGCCCCATAGACTCTACATATCCGCCGGTTTCATAATCATTTTCTGTTACTACTTTACCGCCTTTCATTTTTCTACGTCTACCTTCGTTAACATAGTGAGCTGCATAGTCTTGACTTGCTTCAATATTGTCTTGAAAGCCTTTAATAAAACCGCTTGCATAACTATCAAAATGCGGTTGATTGAAGATTTCTGAATCTAAATCCATTAATGCTTTTTCTCCAGCACTATATCCCATATCTTGTAGTTTTTGAGGTTCTATTGACGCTTCTACTTCCTTTACTTGTTGAACAGGCTGCATATCTTTAATAAATACCTCATCTTCTTGTCCTTCTACATTCTTAACAATAGCAACTCCAGATGGATCCATTGCAACTATTGTTACTTCTTCTGGTCCATTAGCTTTAGTACCTCTCATAAATACAGATACTTTATCTCCTTCCTTGAAATTATGATCTGCTTCATTTACTTTTTTGCCTATTGCTTTTTTGATAGCTTTATCTTTAGCAGCCATGTAATCATCACCATCGATGTCACCATCTCCGTCGTGGTCTGTTCCTTTCTTTTCTTTTAGTCTACTTAATGCTGCTTCAACTTGCTCTTTTGTGTACCCTTTCGCCATTGCTTTTTCAACAATACTTTCCTTTAATTCAGCTTTTTTCATTCCATTAAAAGTATCTACGTGATTATTTTTCTTAACCTCTACATATTTGTCATGTTTATCAACTTTATTAGACTCACCTGAAAGTAAGTCTAAGTAGTGGTTTGGATCTTTATCTAAGTTTTTTTCTGCTTTTGCTTTAGCTTTTGCGTAGTCTTCTTCTGATACTGTTTCTTGAGATTGTAATCCCAATCCTTCAATTTCATAGTCTACTGCTCTTTCTAATGTTTCGATAGAGTAACCTGGTGCTGGTTTATCGTACTCTTCTACCTCTACTTTCTTAGCTTCAAATATCATTCCTCTATTCTTTAAAATAGTAGTAGTGTCTTCAAATCCGTTGAATTGAGTAATTAGGTTAGGTAGCTCCATACGAGCGTCTCTAACAAACTGTGCTTTAGGGAACTTTCCCTCTAAAATTGCATTATATTTTTCCTGTAGTGTCTTCATCTAAGTAGTCGAACATTTTTGTATTATACGGTCTCTTTTTATTCTTTGCTACTTTATACCCAAGTTTTTCTGCGTATTTAGTAGCATTATTTTTTTTGCTATTTTTAGAAAAAGCATTAGGAGTTGCGTACTGCGCTCCTGTACCCGGTGTAAAACTAGCACCAGTTCCTGTTGTACTAACTTCATTTATTTCATGAAGTACTTCTTTAATAAGTTCTCTTAATTGACTTATTTTCATAGTTCTTTTAATTCTTGAACTAATTCGTAATATTGCATTATATTTACAAGATGATCATCAGTTACTTTTTTCAATTTAGAAACTGGTTCAATAGTTTTTACAACTTCCTGTAATTTAATTGCTACAATCTCATCTCCTATACTCTCTTTTAATTTAAGAATTTCTTCTTTTAATTTGTGAAATTCTTTATTAACTATTGTACGTAATCTATTAGAAGAGTCAACTGATGTTATAAATTCTTTTAGTACATTTTTCTGTTCTGGGAGAAGAGAGTCGTATTTATTGTTAAATTTTTCGAGTAGAATTTTGAAGGTAAGAAGTTTTAAGTCTTTGTCATATTTTGAATACTCTTCAATTAACGTATCTCTTACTTGTGCTTTATTTTGCTGCTCTTTTGTAAGGTGTTCTAAAATAGTTGTTTTATTGTCAACTAAAAAATTAGGATCTACTACATCAGTTACTTTGTGAGCTTCCATTAAACAGTATAGAGCGGCTAATGGTTTGTAGTCATTTATACTTATTGAGAAAAACTCTTCTAAGTTATAACTCTCTTTTATATCTTTGATAAGGTTGTACCTCTGTTTCTTTAAAATGTTTCTATCCATTCCTCTAGAGACTTCAATTATTGTAGATACTATTGATTCTGCTTTGGATTGTGGGACAGATTTATTTTTTAAGATAAACTCATATAATTTAAATTCACGAACTAAAGCTGTTTTACCTGTAAAATTCTTTTTAAGAATAGCTACGGCTGGAGAGTCTTTTTTGCTTAGTGTATCAGCAGCGATTTGCTTAACTAATAGTTCAAATATGAGCCCTGTATTTCTATACTTACTGTGTTTGATGCGCATTATCTTGTAGTTTTGCAGTACTTTTGGTACCCCTTACTGTTATAAATAGTAATTAATTATCTAAATCTTGGATTTGTGATTCATCCAGTAACTTATCCTCTTCTTCTTCTTTATTCTCAAAAATTATTTGCTTCTTATCTGTAAACATGCTTTTATTTTTATAAAAAAGAGACTTTGCAAGGGTATTATCTACTTTCTCTTTATTTTCATTCTCATTTACGTTTTCATTGTCTGAATCGTAGCCTCCTTTCATTCCTTGTTTTCCAAGTGGATCCCTACCTCCTAGTCCTGAGTTTGTTCCGTAGTGTGAGGCATGTGTTCTAGGACGACCTCCTTCAGGACCTATCTCTCCTATACCTCCTACTTCATCTTCATATCCTGCAGGTACTTCTCCAAAGGATGTACCTTTATCTTCTCCTTTTCTTCTACCGTAGAGAGATGCTAAATCATGAGGTGTACCGTAAGATTTACCTGATTTTGCAGGATCATTCCCTTCATTTTCTATTTGAGTAATTCTAAATAATCGTTTATAATCCTCCGTAACTAGGTCTCTCATCTCCATATACTTATCTTCTGATATATTGAAGATATGGTCGTAAACGTAGTCTGTTGGGAATAATTTAGTATCTAACATCTGTGATGCTAAATCTACTTTTTCTTTTAATAGAGCTATTTTTTCTTGTTCAAAAATGATAGAAGGATTAGTTAACTTAATTTCAAAATTAGTTAATGACTCTCCTTTAAACCCTTGAACGTATAAATGTACTAGTGCAATTTTAGTAAGTTCAGATTCTAATATTCTTTGTATTCTTTCTACTGTTCTAGCAAATCTTATATCCTCTGCTGCTAAAGTTGCTTTACCTGAAAGATCTTTTTCATATCCAAAATACGCTTTAGGTACCTTTAATGCAGCAAACATCTTATCTCTAAGGTATTCAATGTCATTTGTTCCGTCGTACTCTAATCCCTTAGTAGTCTCAATCTTAGTTGATGTATCTCCTCCTCTTACCGGTAGGTAGAAGTCTTCCATCATATTCATCATATTGAATCTAAGGTTGTAATCTCCAGTATTAGGATCAACGTATGGAGTTTTTTTCATACCGTTAATAGTTTTTTGCATAAACTGCTCAACTTCATTCGGCGGTATTTGTCCTACATTAACGTAAAATGTTCTCTTTTCTGGTGCTCTCATGATACGGTGAATTAACATCGCATCTTCCATTAAAGTTAACTGTTTAAATATTTTTCTTGCTGGTTCTATAAAAGAACGGCCATAAGGTAGGTAGTTAGTGTCTGATATTAATCTAAAGTGAGCAACTTCGTAGTTATCAAATTCGACCACCTTGTCGTTACTCTTAGGTCTGTAGTTAGGATCTTGTGATGATGCTAAACCATCAGGATCTAATTGAAAAGTAACTTTAGCAGGATTTTCCGGGTCTTGCCCTTCTTGTCTTGTCATATGGTAGACAGTATACGGTAGTACGTTATATACTCCAAACTCCTCTGCTATCTCTAATTTAAGGAAAAAATCACCGTATTTACACATATTACGTGTCCAAGACCATAAGTTGAATTCTATGTTTAAAACATCGTAAAATAAGTTATAAAGTACTTTTTGTATATTTTCGTCAGAGGATTTGATTGAAAGTACTTCTCCCATATCACTCTTTAGTGTAGCTTCATCTGCTAATATATCCAGTGTTGATGCTATTAATGGATCTGTATCCATTGCTTCGTAGTCAGAATATAACTGTATACGGAGTGTTTGGTAATTTAAATTTGGGTTAAATATATTCTTGTTGTTGTAAATATATAATCTTGAAAACCTGTCTACTAGAGAATTAGTTTCATACCTACCGGTAGTTTGTATTTGATTTACATCTGCGACTTTTAGTTGATCACCACCTACGTTTCTAATCACTACGTCAGAAGAAAATAATCTACCTAATCGTTTAAAGAGTGAAGTATCTGCCATTTATCTAGTTTATTTATAAATATCGTTTATCCTATTATCCAAGAAATATCCTCATTTCCATGATCCGTCTTAACAATATACGGATTATTTGCTTGGGAACCTACTGAAGATATGATGGATTGGTTTCTAGCATTTAGGTTTGTGAAAGAGGAAAGTTGTGCTCTAGCTAAGTCCATACCCTGCTGTCTTAATCTTAAAGCTGTATCTCGAACATATAGTGCTGTTGCGAAAGACATTATTAAATCATCGTTATAATTTGTCTGTGCTTGTGCTTTACCGTTCTTCCATACAAATACTCTCATCTCAGCCATCAATCGCTTAGACTGTATTGTAACAGATTTCTCACGTATATACTCCATCATCTTTGCTAATACAAGAGGACGAGTTTTCATAGACATTGTAAATCCTGGTACTAGTTGATCTCTTTCGTATTTACCCATATAGGATTCTACAGTGTCCATTTGACTTTTAGGACTATAATATAAATTACGGTATTCCCTTTCCATCACCTGTTCAATAGTAGCCCATCCTATGTTTGCATTTTCTACAACAAGTAATGCATCATTGTATTCTGATGCTATTGCAACTAGTATATTACCTAGATCCTTAGGAGATACCTTACCTTTATATTCAGCTACTTGAGTTGCTGATTCTATATCGAATACATGAAATGCAGAGTAATCCTTAGAATCTCCTCGAGCTACATCGGATACAACCATATATGATTTAGTATAGTCAGGTTGTTCCCATATCCATAAATTACCGTCTACTCCTCTTTTTTCCATAGGATCTTTCTGGTAGGTTTGTTCATAGAATGTTAGATCGTCTGGTTCAAATACTGTATCACCTGATGCTAAGAAGTCACAGTCACATTCCTGACCTGCCATCCTTGGTCCTAGGTCTTTATCCTGTTGATCTCTCCAATCTTGTTTTCTCTCCGGATGTACTGTCCAAGGTAATTTTACCGGTAGAAAAGAATTTTCTCCTGTTTCTGCTTTATCCCATGTCTGATGAAACCAGTTACCAATTCCGTTAGGAGTTGATAAAGCCATACACTGACCACCTGTTGCTAGTGTTTGTTGTGCTGCTGCAAAGGTCTCTTCAATATTATCAATAAACGCTGCCTCATCAATCAATAATAACGATACCGCTTCCGAACGAGCAGCATCTGCATTAGATGATTTTGCTGTTATCTTTGATCCGTTTTTAAGTCTTAAAGATAGTTTATTTTTCTCTACTGCAGGTAATTTCAACCACTTAGGTAGTTGGTCATACATAAACATAGTTTTAGAAACTAAGTTACGTGCTGTAGCTTGTGTTGTCGCTAAAGCAAGTACGTTCTTATCTTTATGAAATAACATCAACCATAAACTATAAGCAGCAGCTAAGGTAGAAATACCTAACTGTCTTGACTTTAATGTTATGATATATTGATTGTCTTTAAATAAATGTAGTACTTCTGATTGGAAAGGGTATAGGTTAAATAGTATCCTACCTCGGGTAGGGTGTTGAATATAACAATACTTCTTCATGAAGTAAGCTGGATCTTTAGCACATCTTAGATATTCCTGTGCTATAATCTTTTTTATGTCTTGTGCCATTTATGACTCTTTTGTATAAATAGCTTGTGTAAAATAAAAGAAGTGGGTGTTAGTTTACTTTATCTTTACCTAGACCTAAACTTGTATATAAATCATCTAATTTATTAAATAAAGCATCTGTAATGTTTTGACTTATAACGTTTTTATCTAACCCTTCTATATCTTCTGGTTGTATTAGTTTTATAGTTCGTGCTGTTTTCGCAGTGGTTTTCCTAACAAAGTTAGGTTCTACGTTTAAATACTTACTACCTGCATCAGCTGTAACAGCATTTTTACCGCCTAATCCAGGATCTTTCAAACCCCATGAATTACTTGATGCATATGGTTTCATATTCATCATTTCTTTTTTAACCTTATTGAGATCGTATTTAGCTACGTGTATTTTAAAATCTGTTAATACCTTAGTTTTATTATCGAATATTTTTTCAACCCATACAAAGTACTCTTTGTTTTTTGGTCCTGCTAATTTTTCAGCAATTGAATCCACCCTATTAACTAAAACTTGGTAAAGATTAGGTTCAATTTTATCTTTCAGATCTAAAATAGATGAATAAGAGTTAGGATCTAGTGTTTTAAGTATTTTTACTACACTGTCAATATCAGTAGCATTAAGTCTAGCTTGATCGTTTCCTAATCCTATTTTGGTTACACCTACAGTAGTTTTTAAACTTACTGGTTTACCGTTAATATATAAATCGGCTAATCCTCCAGAGGCTCCGGTATGCGAAGCTTGAACTCCTGTCTTTTGTAAAAGCTTTGTAAGTAAAACTTCAGAAATAGTTCCAAGTGAATTATTATCAAAGTATGCAAATACACTTAAATACCTAACATACTTTTCTTTTACCTTATCTATAGCCTTTAACATCTCATCGATTTCAGATTTAGTAAGTTCAGCAACATCGTCTTGTACGCTGTCTTCCTCTTCATTCAACCTAAACCCAAACATAGATTCAAATAAATCCATATCCTCCTTCGAATTTATATCTGGGTATCCTTTGTCAGTCTTGTGAGACCATTCTAATAAAACTTTATCTATTGTATTCATTTACTATAGTCCTTTTAGGTCTACTTCGTTATTGGTAAATTTTTTATTAATTCTCTCTACCTCTTTCTCGTACCTCTCTATCTCTTTATCTTCTCGAGCACGAGTAACTCCACCAGAAGCACCTTGAGATTGACCCTTTAGTTTATTCATTTTTGCGTTATGAGATGCTTTCGCTTTTGCTAAAGCTTCCGATTTTCCGGATGCTTCACTACTACCGTTAGCTACTTCGTTATTAGTAAATTTTTTATTAATTCTCTCTACCTCTTTCTCGTACCTCTCTATCTCTTTATCTTCTCGAGCACGAGTAACTCCACCAGAAGCACCTTGAGATTGACCCTTTAGTTTACTCATTTTTGCGTCATGAGATGCTTTCGCTTTTGCTAAAGCTTCCGATTTTCCGGATGCTTCACTTAGTATCCTACTATTAACAGTAAGTTTATTCTCTACTAAAAACTTTTTTAAATTAAAATTATTTTCCATGATTATTATTATTATGCTTCAGGTTCTTCTCCTGCTTCGAAATCTATATCTCCTGATGTATCGGTTGGTTCTTCTGCTCCTCCTGCATCATCGAAACCAGCTTCACCGCCTGCTTCTCCTCCACTTTCTTCTCCAGGGAAATCTCCTCCACCGCCTCCGGAACCGAAATCTGCTTCCCCACCTTCAGCACCTGGTTCTCCTTCTTCTCCTGCTCCTTTAAGTGGTGCTTCTTGATAAAGTAATGCTAATTTATCTAATGCTTGTTGGAACTCATCTAACTGTCCTAAGAAGTATTTCTTACCTTGTATCTTAGCTTGGAAATTTTTGCCAGACCATTTCATAGTAAAGTCCTGTCCATTAACTAAGTTAATTCTGAATGTAGTTGGTTTAGGTGATACCCAATCAATTGTATCTACAAATTCATTGAAGTCTCTAGTCATTAATTTAATGAGAGTAGCTTTTAGTGTTGGGAATTTCTGAAGCATAGTCTCTGTAGCATCTTCTAATACTGTCTCCGGTCCTGCTTCTTCATCACCTATTGGATCTTCAGGTTTAGGTTCTTCAGATTCTCTTAATACTTGTATATATGCTTCCTCTATGAGTAACTTTAATTCTCCTACTTTCATAATGTATTATTTATTTCTACAGTGATCAGCTCCTTTTAAATAAGGTGTTTTACATTTTGTTCCTTTAATGTGTTTTCTACCACATTTACCGCAACAAGTTGACTTCTGCTCGTTTAGTCCCTGTTCTTTATTTTTTTTATCTGCAAATGCTTTAGCATCTTTCTTTTCTGCAAATCCTTTAACTCTCTTTTCTCCTTCCCATACAGCCCAAGGTTCTTTTTTATTCTTACACGGTCGTACTACATATTTATCGTTAGGGTCTTTAGAATGGTCTTCATCTAAATCCTCAGACATATTGTTATTTAATTCTTTACGAATATATTCATCATATATTGTTGGGAAATCCTTATTAATAAACAACAAATCATTACTTTTATTATCATAATGCCAAACTGCTTGGTTATCTTCCCCACTTTCTTTTGTGTATCCCCATATGCTTTGGTGGATGTTTTCAATAAAATCACCATTAGATTTAGTAAATTTAATCAATTTTTCTAATGAGGGTTTATCAATATTTTTTATAACTCGTTGAAAAGAAGTTTTTGATGTTGGGAATATACCCATAAATTTTCTTCTTTTACTTCTATCTTCTCCTACTTGAGATTTATCTACTCTTCTAGCATCTTCTAAGTCATTTAGTCTTTTCGCTTCGGCTTTTGCTCTTTCTTCAGTTGCAAAGTCGGTTACTAAAACATCACCTTCCCATACTTGATAAGTATCATTAGATTTTGAATATTTTACTTCGTACCTATCGTTTGGGATGTCTGAGTGGTCTTCATTAACTCCTTCCCAACTTTGATTTCTTAGTACTGTCATTATTGCATTAACAGCTGACTGTGTATCGTAGTCGTACCTTTTTGCTAATCCTCCTATAAATCTATTAACTAATTTTGTTACTTCTGGGTTTATGTTAGCTTCTTTTATAAGTTCATCTTCATGTTCTTCTCTATATTCATTCCAGTCAATTTGATCTTTAGGGTGCTTCTTATTCCACTCTCTCCATTTATCTTTTAGTTCTGCTTCTGTCTGCTTCCCTTCTTGAAGAGCTAAAGCATCTATCATAGGTTGTTTTTCTTCTGCTTCTAAATAATGCTGTGCTGATGATATATACTGTCTAGCTAGAGTTACTTTCTTTTGCCACCAATGAGGAAAATCTACTTCTCCATCCATTTTGTCGTATTTATCTAATTGCTTATATAGTTTAGAAGCATAAACAGCTATATCGTATAAATCTTTTTTAAGCATACTCGGCTCATCATCTTGATGCCCTACATCTAAGTCTCCACCTTGATCAATACCTCCTTCTGGAGTTTCTGTTTCATCTACTGCTTGTCTATTTCCGAGTTTGTCAGCAAGGAATTTTAGTGTCTTTTCTTCTGACCAATCCCAATTCTTCATTATATAGTCAACTAGTTCCTGTCCAACGATTTCTTTTTCGTTATTTACTCCTTCATTATTTTCTGCAAATAAGTCTAAATTAGTATCTTCTACTTCTACATCGTTAGCACCAAAATCCTCTAATGCATCGTATGCAGTTTGTTCTGAGTTAAAGTAGTATGAGTTTGAACCATTAAAGGTTACTTCTTTTCTGTACCTGTCGTCTAATATACTTATTGCTTTCCTAGCATCTCTAATTGATACTGTAATATAGAACATTCCTTCCGGTGCTTCGGAGATACCGCCTAAATCTAATTTTATGCCTATTTTTTTTGCAGCTTTAAGTAGCTGTGGTCTTATTCTATCTTGATCATGACTAGGAGCTTTTTTGTACATATCAAATATCCTAAGGTACTTCTGGATAGGTGTATCTTCTTCGTTAACCTGTTTTTTTGCTTCTTTAGGTTTGTTTAGATCTTGTTTCAGTTTTTCGTACTCTTCATACTCGTCAGCTCCTACCTCTATATCTTTTGAATATTCCTGTTCATTCAGTGCTTTAAAATGCTTTGTTAACTCATTAGCTAAGACATCTACATTTAGTATAGCTTCACCTGAGGGTTTAATTCCTACATCAACTAACTCTTTATCAAAAGAAAAATCGACTAGATGTAATTTATCATCCCTTACATCGAATACAAACTCATCTTCGAAATCATTCTTATATCTAACATATACTTCAAAAGTATTTATATCGAAATCATGAGCTTTTATAGTGTCTATCTCATCACCAACTGCTCTTAATGCTTTGATTAAGCTTTCTCCTACTTTTTTAGCAATTACTTTCATCTCTTGAGCTGAAAATTCTATGCCTTCTTGTTCATTAGTTAATTTTACTTTAACTCCTTTTTTAGCTAAATCTTCTGCTTTACCTTCATCATCTGTTGCAACATACCCGTCATCGCCCATATCTTCTTCTTTTAATAATCTTAATTTTTTAGTTAGAGATTCTCTTATTAACTCTAGTTTTTCTTTAGCTTTTTCTAAATCCGGTGTTGATAAAGAATTGTAATTACCGTCTTTAATCTGAGTTAGTGCTACTTCGCATTTTGTTAAACGGTCTTTGATTTCTTGATATGTCATTATGGAATAAGTTTTTCTTCTTGATTATAAATAGATTGTAAAGATGTGTATTTATTGACAGTGGTAATTTAAGTATCTTTGAAGAGCTTTAGCGTAGTGTGTACCCTTGTCTTTTAACTTAGATTTCTCTTTTCTTACTTTACTGCAGGAAAGAGAACCTAACCTATCTTTTAATATACCTGGTTTAACTGGTTCGTCTATATCTTCTTTTTTAATCTTCTTCCCTGCTGCTACTGCTGCTTTATGGGCATTAGAGTTCCCATGTGAAGGTTTTTCACCTCTTTTTCTCTTAGCGTTAATATTCGCCCAAAGACCCGGTCTTTTCTTTTTCTCGTCAATAACCTCTCTTACTATATTTATTAGTTCACTTTTTTTCATACTATGATCCTGTAATTTGCGATAAAGCTCTAATTATTAATCCTGCTAAAGTTGCAAAGATAATCCATAGTGCTTTTGCTACACCATTCTTCCATGACTTCAAAGATTCTAATTCCATTAATTTAGATTGAAATTCTTTTTCTTCTGCCTGAAGATTCTTTCTAAATTCTGTATTCTTATTTGTATTTACTATAACTCCATTATCTGGGTTTAGTAGAGTAAATTTTAAATCAGATAGATCTTGTGTAGCTTTCTCCATATCCTTCTGCATTTGCTTAAGCTCACCATTAGGCATCTGTTTTTTAATAGAAGATAATTCCGTTAATACAGTCTCTAAAATCTGCTTTTGAGTCATTCTAAAATAGTTTTACTAATAAATAGTTCTATTTTACGTGTTCTGATAAATGTGTAAGGTATTGTTTGATATTAGCAGCAAGTTTCTTTTTCTCTGATGAGTTAGATTTCCAATCTTCTATATCTCCTTGTTCCGTTACAAAGGTATTTTGTGAATTTACAGCATCTAAAACCCATTGTTCTATATCTGTAGCAAAAGCTGTCATGCTACCTTGCATCATTCGTTTTTCATACTTTTCGTATAAACCAGCTTTTCTTAAATCTGCTTCCATCTCTACAGTACACGGGTCGAAACAAAAACCGTGTATTTTATACATCTTCTGAGCTAGATGGTGTTTCATAGGTCCTCCGCAGTTTGGACATCTTAAAGGTATCCTTACTGCTTTTTTAGCGGCATCTAATTTAGTGACATTTTGTTTAATACCGTCTTTTATCGTCCACTGCTTTCCATTTTCCTCCCAGACATCTCCTTCTTTATATCTTCCAGTTACCTTCCTATATCCTGTTTGAGCTTTTGTTTTAGAGGTGAAATCCTTATTTACTAAGTTCCTAACTCTCTGTACATCTGCATGTTTGAATTCCTTCTTTAATAGTGATTCATTACTCATAACCTAACTTTTTTAATTCCTCTATTACGTAATCTACATTACCATCTTTACATCTAATTGCTATTCCTCCTTTTGCTGCCCATTCCTGTATGTTAGACTTCTTATCATCAATAAGGATTGCATTAGGATTAGCGTACCTCTGCTTATCTTTAGAGTAAGCAAATATAGTTTTAGGTGGAGGATTTAAATGATCTTTAACCCATGTATTCTTACCTAATCTAGAGTTATTATCTTTAGAAGGTGATGTTAATAAATCTGGATTATATGGAGATATAAAATTCCATAATTTTTCTCCTTGTGGCATCCATGGCATTTTAGCCCAAAATTCAATACCTACTTCAACATCTATTAAATTCCAAAAACCTGCTATTCCGTACTTATCCTCATACTCTTTAGGTTGCATTCCTGAGTAGTGTTCAAATCTTCTTTGAAAATCTGTCAATACTCCATCCATATCACAGTATAACTTATATGGCGGTTTCTCTTTTTGTTCCGGTATCGGATAGGCTTCTAATAAATCTACTATACTCTTATTCATATCTTATTCCAGTTTACTTCTTCGTTGTATGCCGCTATCTCGTAAGGGTGGTTATCATACCTATAACCCATTCTATAATACCTAGTCATCCATGATGGTGACTGGAGGTAGTGTTGATACTCATGGATTAAAGTCTGTATTATTTGCTTCTTACTTCTCATTTTAGGGTAGTAGATAATTATACTATTAGTTATATTATCATACTCTGCATGAGGTGTATCTCCGTGTGTCATTCTTTCGTATTCCACATATGGTGTACATTCCGCAAATTTACTAAAACCGTACTTATCTATTACTTTAGGTAGTATTTCTTCTACTATTTTCTTTACCTTACTTAAGTCCATAACCTTTTTATTTATACCTAAATATAAGAAAATTTACCCTAACTACCAACATTTTTTTGTGAATCTTCCCAATTACGGAAAGTCATATTACCTTCTAAATAAGCTTCTTTTTCTATCTCCATTAAGTTGTTATCCTCATTGGTATTTGTAGTGGCTATATTCCCTAATCTACCTTCTAGGTTTTGTTTATGGTGAATCATTTCATGTGTGAATGATCTCATTACATCTTTAGGATGCCTACCTTCAACATATAATACGACTTCTTTATTGTTTGGATCATAGTACGCTGTTTTACCAAAAAAGTTACTAGACTCTACTAAATCTCGTTTAATTTTGACTTCAGGTAACGGTAGAATTTTCATACCCTCATCAATCATATACTCTAATATAGATGCCATATAAGGTGTATAATCAAAAGAATTTTGTTTTCCTTCTTCTTTATTTTTAACAATTATATGATCTCCATTAAACTGGATGTCA